GCCACGCCCTCGCTGGTGCTGAAGCATCCGCAGGTGCTCGACGAAGAGGCAGCCGCGCGGTTGAAGGACAGCTGGCGGTCGGCCTATGGTGGCGCGCGCAAGGCTGGCGGGATCGCGGTCCTCGAGGAGGGCATGAGTCTCGACAAACTGTCGATGACCAACGAAGATCTGCAGCTGCTCGAGACGCGCAAGTTTACGCGCAGCGAAATCGCGGCCCTGTTCCGGGTGCCGGCGCACATGATCGGCGACCTGGAGCGGTCGACATTCTCGAATATCGAACACCAGGCGATCGAGTTTGTGCAGCACTGCATCAGGCCCTGGGCGGTTCGATTTGAGCAGGTGCTGCATGCGTCGCTGTTGTCAGACAGCCCGCAGCAGAAGCGGTCGTATTTCTTCGAGTTCCAGCTCGATGGTCTGTTGCGCGGGGACATCCAGAGCCGGTATCAGGCCTATCAGGTCGGACGACAGGCCGGGTTCCTGTCGATTAACGACATCCGTCGGCTCGAGAATCTCGATCCGGTCGAGGGCGGTGACGACTATCTCGAGCCGCTGAACATGCAGCCGGTCGGGCAGCCGCGCGAGGGCCAGGCCTGATGTCGGCTTACATCATCGACATTGATGGGACGCTGACCACAAGCGGCGACACGCCCCGCGAACCGATCATTGTCCGCATGCGTCAGATGGCTGCCCGTGGCGATGAGTTCCTGATTGTGTCAGCCCGGCCGATCACGCGATCCGACGAAACGCGCGACTGGCTGCGCGAGCATGATGTGCCGTTTACCGAGCTGCACCTGAACGACTTCGCCGAGCAGCCTGGCCCGAATGTCGCGCTGGCCTTCAAAGAATACAAGTTCGGCCTGCTGATCGACGAGTATGGCGACGAGATCGAGGTTGTCGTCGATAACGACGGCGCGGTGCGCCAAATGGCGCGCCGTCTGGGTCTGTCGGCGATGTCGCCGGCCGAGTTCCTGGTCGACACCGACCAGGTGCGCGCGACCTATCGCGGCGAGGATCTCGAGCTGATGCCAACCGGCGAGATGCGCGAGGAAGCCCAGCGAGGGCTCGACTGGCGCGCCGAGTTCGGCCGCGGCGGCACGCAGGTGGCCGTGCGGCGTGCGCGCCAGATCCTGTCTGGCGATGAGATGACGCCAGAGACCATCGTCACGATGGCGGCCTGGTTTGCGCGGCATGAGATCGACAAGCAGGGCGAAGGGTATCGGCAGGGCGAAGCAGGCTACCCGTCAGCCGGTCGGATCGCCTGGGCGCTGTGGGGCGGCGACGCCGGCCAGGCCTGGGCGACGCGGAAACGCGAGGAGATGATGCGAATCGACGAAGCACTCGACGAGGCGCGCAGCGCCGCACCGGCAGGCCGCGAGATCAAGGCGGTCGCCTGCAGCTATAAGGCCCTGGAGGCCGATCGCACGTTTGAGGGCTACGGCAGCGTGTTCGGCGTGATTGACTCCTATGGCGATGTCGTGATGCCTGGCGCGTTCACGCAGACGATCCGCAAGGCTGAAGCCCTGGGCCGCATGCCGGCGATGCTGTGGCAGCATGACCCCTCGCAGGTGATCGGCGTGTGGCGGTCGATGCGCGAAGACGCGCACGGTCTGCACGTGGTCGGCGAGCTGGCCGACACGCAGCTCGGCCGTGAGGCCTATGCGCTGCTGAAAATGGGCGCGCTGTCAGGCCTCAGCATCGGCTATTCGGTCAGCGGCGAGCATTACGACCGCGAGCGCGACGTGCGCGAGCTGACCGGCATTGATCTTTGGGAAACGTCGCTGGTGACGTTCCCTGCGAATACGGACGCGCGTGTCGCGGCCGTGAAGGACGCCCGAAGCGGCGGCTACCGAGGGCTCGAGCGGATCCTGCGTGAGGCAGGCTTCTCGCGGTCCGAAGCCAAGGCCGTCGCAACGGCGGGAATGCGAGCACTGCGCGAGGCAGACGATCGCGATCTGACAGCTGAAGAGGCCGCGGCATTGTGCCGGCGGTTCATTCCGTAGGAGCAACCACAATGGATAACGTCAAGCAGGTGCTCGACGCCCAGGCGGCTGCGTTCGAGGCCCTGAAGAGCGCGAACGAAGCCCGGCTGAAGGCCGTCGAGGAAAAGGCTGGTCAGGGCGATCACCTGGCCAAGATGGACAAGATCAACCAGGAGCTCGACCAGCTGGCCGAGCGGCTGAAGGCGACCGAGGCGGCTGTGAGCCGTGCGGCGGTGGCTCCGGCGGCGGCGACGACGGACGAGCACAAGCAGGCCTTCGGGCAGTGGCTGCGCCGTGGCGATCGCGCCATCGACGCGATCAAGGGCATGCGCGTCTCGGACAACGAGAACGGCGGCTACCTGGTGCCTGAGTCGGTGGTGGGCCCGCTGGTGCAGCGCCTGTTCGACGGCTCGCCCATGCGCCAGGTGGCGCGCGTGCAGGCCATCACCGGCAACGCCATCGAAGGCGTGGTCAGCTATGGCCAGCTTGAGGTCGAATGGCTCGACGAGGTGTCGGCCAGCAGCGACCCGACGACCCCGACCCTGAAGCGCTACCGCATCGAGGTCAACAACCAGCGCAGCAGCCCGCGCATTTCGCCGGTGCTCCTGGAAGATGGCGCGGTCAACGTCGAGCAGTGGCTGTCCGAGTCGATCGCCCGCGACTTCGCTCTCTCCGAGCAGTCGGCGTTCATCCTGGGTTCTGGCGTCGGCCGGCCCCGCGGGATCACGACCTACACGACGGCCGCGACGGCTGACAGCTCGCGCGCGTGGGGCCAGCTTGAGCACGTGGTGACGGCGACGTCGGGCGGTTTCGGCAGCAACGCCAACGGCACCGATAAGCTGATCACGCTCGTCGGCAAGCTGAAGTCGGGCTACCGCGCCGGTGCGGCGTTCATGATGTCGAAGGCGACCCTGGCGGCCGCGCGCGTGCTGAAGACCAGCAGCGGCGACTACATCTGGCAGCCCTCGACGCAGGCCGGCTCGCCCAACCTGCTGCTCGGCTACCCGGTGATCGAAGCCGAGGACATGCCCGCCATCGCGGCCGATTCGCTGTCGATTGCATTCGGCAACTTCGGCAACGGCTACATGATCGTGGATCGGCTCGGCCTCTCGGTGCTGCGCGATCCGTTCTCGAACAACCCCTACATCACCTTCCACGCGACCCGTCGCGTCGGCGGCGGTGTCGTGGACTTCGACGCGATCAAGTTCCTGAAGTTCTCGGCGTAAAGGAGACGACGACACCATGCGCGATTCACTGAATCAGATCAAGGCAACCTCGGCGTTTGATTACGCGTCGAGGACGGCGACCGCCAACGGTACGAACATCATCGACATGCAGGGGTTCGACTCCTGCTCGTTCGTGGTGCAGCTGGCGACGGTCACCACGGCCGATGCCAGCAACTACTTCACGTTCACGCTGCAGGCGGGGGATGCCTCCGACCTGAGCGATGGCGCGACCGTGACGGCGGCCACCGGGCTGCTGGGCAGCAACCTGGTCGTTAACTCCGACCTCAGCAACAAGGTCGGGATCATGGGCTACTCAGGCGGCAAGCGTTACGTCCGCATGGTGGCCACCGAGACCGGCACTGCCAGCGCGGCCTTCTCGGCCGTCGCCGTGCAGGGTCTGCCGCACGTCGCCCCCGTGGGCGATCAGGCGTTCGCCTAACACCACGCACCAGGCCGCTGCCGATGTGGTGGCGGCCTGGTCACCTTTCTGACGAGGCTGTCATGGTGCGACTGCTGCAGGAGATCCAACTCGCTGATCTGGGCCGACTGGCTGCAGGTGAGATCTGCACGCTGCCGGCAGGCCTCGAGGTGGCATTGGTAGCGCAGGGCGTGGCCGAGCGAGTTATTGAAACCCGGCAGGCCCCGTATCAGCAGGCGGTCGTGGCGGCCCCGCAGCGCAAGCGCAAAGCGCTGGAGGTGGTGGCATGAGCTGGCAACGGCAGCCGCTGGTTTCGCAGGTCACCGGCCCGGCCGTTGAGCCGCTGTCGCTGTCGGAATGCAAACTGTTCCTGCGCGTGGATACGACCAGCGACGACACGTTGATCGCGTCGATGCTGGCCTCGGCTCGGCTGTGGGTCGAAACTTATACGCGGCGGGCGCTGTGCACGCAGACGGTCGATCTGAAGTATGCCGGCTGGCCTGTGCAATATGGTCCGCTGGTCGTGCCGTATGCGCCGCTGCAGTCGGTGACGTCGATCACCTATATCGACCAGGACGAGGCGACGCAGACACTGGCCTCCAGCCAATATATTGTGCGGGCGCAGGCCGGCCCGCGCGCCGGGCGTGGCACGATTGAGATCGCCGACGGCGTGACGCTGCCGACACTCTCGACGCAGCCTGACCGGCCGGTCACATTGCGCGCGGTCGTCGGCTATGGTCAGGCCGCACAGGTGCCTGATGGCATCAAGTCGGCGATCTACCTGCTGCTGGGCGACCTCTACGAGCAGCGGCAGGAGACCATCACCGGCACATCGGTCGGCAAGTCGCAGACGACCGTCGAGCGTTTGCTCGGCCCCTACCGGCTGATAGAGGCGGCATGACGCAGATCGGCCAGATGCGGCACCGTGTGGCCATTGCCAACCCGACGCGCACCGCGGACGGTGACGGCGGTTACACCGATACCTGGGTGGCCGCAGACCCGTCGCCGGTGTGGGCGCGGATTGATACGGCCACGGCCAGCAACATCGAGCGGCTGGCCGGTAATACGGTCGAGGCCCCGATCTCGCACTTTGTCACCATGCGCTGGCATGAAAGCGTGACGACGCGCAGCCGGCTGACCTACGACGGGCGGTATTTCAATGTGCGTGGCCTGCAGAATATCCAAGAGCGCGATCGC